TACGGGACCTGGCCGGCGCAGAATCGCACCATGTTCGCGGCCGACGACGCGCGGCCGTCGCTGGTGAGCATGTTCGCCGGTCATCCGCAAATCACGACCGAGGACCAGCGGGTTTACGCCGGCCTCGAGGGCCTGGCCGCGGCCGTCCTCGACCGGCCGTACGCGCTGGTCGGCGGCGGTCACCAGTCGATCGACCTGGCGCTAATTGATTCGGGGCGCTGGACGGCGACGGTTTACCAATGGGTTCAACGCCGGGCAGCGCGGCCGGGCGGCGGCCAGGTCCTCCCGTCGAAGGGGTTCGCCCGGTCGACGACGTCCCGCGGCGTGAGTGAATGGAAACCGCGGCCGGGCGAGCGGAAAGGCTACTTCTGGCGATTGACAAGCGGCGACTACGGCCGCACGCGGGCCGTACAGTTCGACCCGGACGCGTGGAAAACCTTTCTGCATCAATCGTTGACGGCCGCCGCCGGCGGGGCCCTGGGCCTCTGGCTGTACGGCACCTCGGCCGGCCGGCATGAACTACTGGCGGCCCATTGCACGGCCGAGACGGCGGCGCCGGCCACCCTGCGCGGCGTCACGTTCGACAAGTGGGAGCAACTCCCGCACAAGCCGGATAACCACCTGTGGGACTGTCTCACCGGGGCGGCCGTCGCGGCCTCGGTCCTGGGGGTGCAATGGTCGGCGACGGCCGACGGGACGCCGGACGCGCCGCCGGCGCGGGGCCGGACCCTCGGCGAAATGCAACAAGACGCGCGGCGGCGATCGGCCGAGGCGGCCCGCCGGCGACAGGGGGAACGGCGCTAGGGCGCGACATACTCGCGGGCGGCGTCGCCGTCCGGCCGCCGGCGGCCGGTCGTGATATGGCGGACCCACCCGCCTGGCTCGCCGGTCCCGTCCCAATCCGCCAGCGCGGCGACCGCCGCGGCGTGGCTGGCGAATCACCACCCGTCGAGGACCGCGGACCAATCGGCGAGTGTGGTCGTGCAAATGCGCCCGCGGCCGAACGTGAGGGGCGCGACGTAGGCGAGGCGGCCGTCCGGGAAATCCTTCCGGTAGGGGAAGAGCGCGTCCATACGTCACTGATCGGCTTTCGGCCCTAGTCGGCTTTCGGTTTCTTCCCGCCGAGGTCCTCGGCGATCAAGTGGCGGACCCATGCGGCGACGGTCGGCGGGTCATACTGGCGGGCTCGCTGTTGGAGCTGGGCGGCCTCGGTCCGGGTCAACCGGACGCGGACCGACGTGGACCGCTTGGCGGCCGCGGCGACCCGTCGGTCGGCGGGTTCGGACATGCGGACACCATAACGGGCCCCGCGACGGGGGACAAGGTTTCCCGGTCGGCGCTTGCGGCCGCGGGACCGGGCCGGCTAGCGTGAACCCCATGCCACTGACACCGGACCAAATCCTCGCGGCCGCGCTGGCGCCCAAATCGGTCACGATCGACGGCAACAGCGCGACGGCGCCGGACGCGGCGACGCTGATCGCGCTCGCCAACTTCGCCGCGGGTCAAAACGCGGTCGCGGCGCGGGTGCCGTCCATGCGCACGTTCAAGCTCATCCCGCCCGGCTCGGTCGCCGGCTGGTCGGGATACCGGGGACCCTGCTAATTTTCGCCTGGCTGTCCAAGTGGCGAAGGCGCGCCGCCGGTCCCCCCCAACCCGCCGCCGGCGTTCCGAAGGAACAATTCGACCAGCTCAACGACCGCTACCGCGAATTGCGGGCCCGGTACGACGCGGCCAAAACCGACGACGACAACCGCCGCCATTGGGCCAACGCCGACGGCTTCAGCGCGGCCGCGGCCAACTCGGCGCACGTCCGCCGGACCCTGCGCAACCGGTCGCGCTACGAGTACGACAACGGCGCTTACTGCAACGGCATTGTCCGCACGCGGGCCGACGACATGGTCGGGGCCGGCGGGCCGCGGCTGCAACTGCTCGACGCGGCCGAGGACCTCGGCGCGTGGGTGGAAGCGTTCTGGTCGGCGTGGTCGCGGGCGTCCCGGTTCGCGGAGAAGCTACATACGTTGGATCAAGCCCGCTGTCGGGACGGCGAGGCGTTCGCCCTGTTCGTCACCAACCCGCGGCTAAACTTCCCGGTCCAGTTCGACGTCCTGCCCGTCGAGGCGGACCGGATCGCGGACCCGGCCGGGGTGGAGTGGCCGCAAGCCGGCAAGCTCGACGGGGTCGAATACGACCAGCTCGGCCAGGCGATCGCGTATCACGTCCTGCGCGACCACCCGGGCGACTTGCTCACCCGCTACCCCATCGAGGCGGACCGGGTCGACGCGAAGTTTGTTTTGCACTGGTATCGGGCCGACCGGCCCGGCCAGGTCCGCGGCGTTCCCGAGCTGACCAGCTCGTTACCGCTGTTCCCCTACCTCCGTCGGTGGACGCTGGCGACGATCGCGGCGGCCGAGTACGCGGCCAGTCAAGCCGGGGTCCTCGAGACGGACGGCCCGCTCGACCCGACGCAAACGACGGCGTCGCCGTTCACGCCGGTCGAATTCGACCGCGGCGTCTTTACCGAGCTGCCGGCCGGGGTCAAGTTAAAGCAACTGACGGCGGAACATCCGAACCAACAATACGCCGGGTTCAAGCGCGAAGTGTGCAACGAGACGGGCCGGCCGGTCCGGATGCCGTCGAACGTGGTGAGCGCGGACAGCTCACAACACAACTTCTCAAGCGCGAAGCTCGACCACTACGGCTACCGCGGCGGCCTGGGCGTCGACCGCTACTTCGCCGGCGTGAACCATCTGGACAAGGTCCTCGGCGAATTGTTGCGCGAGGCCGAGGCGGCCAACGTCATGCCGGCCGGCGTCACCGCGGCGCAGGTCCTCGCCCTGCCCCGCGCGTGGAATTGGCCCGGCTGGCCGTCGATGGACAAGGACCAAGCGGAACAGGACGCGAGCCGGTTACTTAGCGGGACGCTGACGCATCAAGATTTCTGGGCCGAGCAAGGCGAGGATTGGCGGGTCCAGTTCCGCAAGATCGCCCGCGCGCGGGCGTTCGCCGAGTCGCTCGGCATTTCGATCAGTCCTGAGAGGCCAAAGATTCCGCCCGAACCGCCGCCGCCGCCGGGCCCCGAGGCGCCAACCAATGTCAAACCGCAACCGGCCGCGAAAGCGGCCCACACCGCCCACACCGCCCACCGGCTCAACGGCGAGCTCAACGGTTCAAGCGGCCGCGCCTGACGTCATCCGGTTTACCGGCGCGTCGGGCCCGCTCGAGCTGTTGGCCGAGGTCGACGGCGCCGCCGGCAAGAAACTCCGGCCGTTCAAGATGACCGCGTACACCGGGGCGCCCATGAACGTCCCCGGGTATATGTCGCCCGTCGTGGTCGACCTGGCCGGCATGACGGTCCCGAACCAGAAGCTACCGATTCTGCGCCAGCACGACCCGGAACGGATCGTCGCGCATTCGGAGTCGATCGACGTCGGGGCCCAACGGTTGAACGTCGCCGGCGTGGTGTCCGGGGTGGGCGAGGCGGCGGCCGAGGTCACCGACCTGGCCGCCAACGGGTTCCCCTGGCAAGCGTCCATCGGCGCCGCCGTCAACCGCCGCGAGTTCGTCGACGCCGGGCAAACGGTCAAGGTCAACGGCCGGAATTGGGACGGGCCGCTAGTGGTCGCCCGCGCCTCGACGTTGCGGGAAGTGTCGGTGGTTCCGCTCGGCGCCGACCCGGGCACGTCCGCGAGATTCGCCGCCGGCGGCGGCTCAGGGGGAATCGACATGAAATTCGCCGACTGGCTGAAGGCCAACGGGTTCGACCCGGAAACACTGACGGCCGACCAGCGCAAGGCGCTCGAGGCGGCCTACAACGCGCAGACCAACCCGCCGAAGCAACCGGACCCGCCGCCGAAGCCCCCGGCCCGCGGGTCGCTCGCCGAACGGGCCGAGGCGGCCCGCGCCCGCGAACGGGCCGAGGCCCACATTGACGGGAAGCTAACCGACGCGCTGGAGGCCCGGCGCATCACGGGCCCCGAGTATGACGAATTGCGGGCCGCGGCGTTCCTCGACCCGGACAAGTACGACGACAACCGGCTCGAGCTGGAATTCATCCGCCGCGAGCGGCCGAAGGGCCCGGGCGTGAGTGCGACCCGCGACGCCCAGGTCACCGAAACCGTCCTCGAGTGCGCCCTGTCGATGGGCGGGTCGCTGCCGGCGATCGACAAGCATTACCCGGCCGAGGTCTGCGACGCGGCGCGGAAGCGCTGGCGGGCCGGCCTGTCGATCGGGGAGTTGGCCGTCTTGGCGGCCCGGCGGAACGGCTGGCGCGGCCTGTCGATCCGCGGCAACCTGAAAGAAGTGTTACAAGCGGCCGTCGGCTATGGGATGGTCCGCGCGGACGCCGGGCCCTCGACCTATTCCATCCAGAACATCCTGTCGAACGTCGCCAACAAGTTCGCGCTCACCGGGTTCTACTCGGTCGATCCGACCTGGGGAAAGATCGCGTCGCGGCGGGCCGTGAACGACTTCAAGCAAATCACTAGCTTGCGGCTGACGGGTAACTTGCAATTCCTGCGCTTGCCACCGGGCGGCGAGATCAAGTCAGGCGAGATCGGCGAGGCGGTCTACAAGAATCAGGCGCACACGTTCGCCCGCACGATCGGCATTTCCCGCGAGGACTGGATTAACGATGACACGGGCGCCCTGTCCGGGACGGCGAAGGAATTAGGCATCGGCGGCGGCGACGCGCTCAACAACGAATTTTGGAGTGTGTTCCTCAACAACGGGACATTCTTCACCGCCGGTAACAACAACGTGGGCCCGGCCGGCGTCCTGTCGCTGCAAAGCATCGGCGCGGCCGACGCGGTTTTCCGGTTGCAAACCAAACCGAACGGCCGCCCGCTCGGACTGGTCGCGTCGATTCTGTTGGTCCCGGTCGCCAAGCGCATTGACGCCATGAACGCGATCAACTCGACCATCGTTGTCGCGACGACGACGACCGACCGACCGCTCCCGAGTCAAAACGTCCTGCAAGGCGCCTATACGCCGCTGTCCTCGCCGTACCTGTCCAACCCGGCCTATACGGGCAACTCGGCGGCGGCGTTCTACTTGCTCGCCGACCCCGGGCAACTGTCGACCATCGAGGGCGCTTTCCTGAACGGGGTCGAGGTGCCGACGATTGAAACGGCAGATTTCGATTGGGACCAGCTCGGCACGTCCCTGCGCGGTTACCTCGACTTCGGATTCGCGTTGCAAGAGTTCCGCGCCGGGGTCCGGTCGCCCGGCGTTTGAGTCGCCAACGTCGCCCAGGTCGCCCACCGAAAGGGAACCGATGAAAGTGGAAATCCTGCGCACGCCCGGCCTCGACCTGATACACGACCTGGCCGCCAAAGGGATCGAAGGGCCGGTCGAGGTCCCGAAGGACCTCACGGAAGGCGACGTGAAGGACCTCGACGACGACGTCGCCGAGGCGCTCATCGCCGTCGGGGTCGCCAAGCCGGCCGACAAGCCGGACAAGGGCAAGGCCGGCGACAAGGGCAAGGCGGCCGAGGACAAGGGCCACCCGCCCGGCCACCCGGCCGGGCACGCGGCCGGGCACGACGACAAGAAACACCCGCCGGCGAAGTAACCGCCCGGCCGGTCCGCCCTTTACCTCTCGCGGAGTGTACCTATGGTCGGCTCGGCATCCTTCCGGCACGGCGACC